CTACACGCACCGCAGCTTTGCGCTGTCGTGCAGCCTGGACGGGGTTGGGTATGGCATTGGCCAGGAGATCTTCACCGACCCGGACAAGGGTCTGTATGTGGTTGGCCAGGACTCCATCGTGCTTGCTGGGCCAGGCGTGCTGGAGGCCAAGCTCACCAAGGCCATGCCCGAGGAGACCCCGCACCTTGCCCGTGGCCCCATCCAACTGCAGGGCCAGATGCTGGTCACCGGCCACAGGTGGGGCGCGGTCTGCGTGCTCTACCAGGGCATCGAGCTGCGGGTGTTCCTGTTCGCACCCCACCATGACACCCAGAAGGAGATCGTCAAGGCCGTGCTGACCTTTGAGCACAAGCTGCAGGCCTACCGGGAGAGCGGGGCCATCGACTGGTATCCACCCGCGAGCAGCAAGGAGCTGGATCGGATCTACCCCATGGTGGCCACCAAGGAAGAGGTCGAGCTCGATGTCAGCGTGGCCGACCTGGCCGCCGGCATTGTGGCCAACAAGGCCGCGATCAGGGCAGCCGAGGCCAGCATCGAGAGCGCAGAGAAGCTGATCAAGACGCAGTTGGGCCAGGCCGAGCGGGGCAGGGCAGGGCAGTACCTCATCAACTGGCCCATGCGCAACTACAAAGCCCAAGCGGAGCGTTTGATCCCTGCCAAGGAACCCTACTCTGTGCGCCAGAGCACGCTGTCGATCAAGGAGCTGCAGCCATGAACCTTCCCGACAAGCCTGCCATCAGGCATGCCTATGAGCAGGCCGTTGTGGCCCTGCTAAACGCAACAAACGCAACCGAGGAAGATGCCGAGGTCTTCGTTGACGCGATGGCCGACCTCATCTTCACCACCATGCAAACCTACCTATCCGAGAAAGACATCAATGCAATTGACCACCACTAACCGGGGCTTTGCCCCAGCCACCCTCACTGAGGCGATCCAGTTCTCCGACATGCTGGCCAGCTCCAGCATGGTGCCCAAGGCCTACCAGGGCAAGCCCCAGGACATCCTGGTCTGCGTGCATTGGGGGATGGAGCTGGGGTTGGCACCCATGCAGGCGCTGCAAAACATCGCCGTGATCAATGGCAAGCCCAGCGTCTATGGCGATGCCATGATGGCCCTGGTGCAGGCCAGCTCGGTCTGCGAGGATATTGAGGAGTACTTTGAGGGTGAGGGTACGCCCAACCCGGTGGCGGTCTGCGTGGCCAAGCGCAAGGGTCGCAAGCCGGTGACCGTCAAGTTCAGCGTCGAGGATGCCAAGCGAGCTGGTCTGTGGAACAAGCAGGGGCCGTGGTCAGCCTACCCCAAGCGCATGATGCAGATGCGAGCTCGCGGGTTTGCCTTGCGCGATGCCTTTGCAGATGTGCTGAAGGGCTTCATGACGGTCGAAGAAGCGTTGGACGAAACACCATTGCACGAAGACGAAAACATAGGGCAGGTCAAAGAGAGACAACCAAAACCACGCAACCCGCTGGACATGGTGGCCAAGCCTGAGCCGGTGACCATCGAGAATGAGATCACCGACCCGGCAATCATCGAGGCCGCGTTTGCTGACACGGTCGAGCCTGATCCTGTGCCGGTCGAGGTACTGGCTGTGATCCCGCACGCGGAGGCAGAGCCCGTCGAGGTCGAGCATGTCGAGCTGCAGCCACTGGTCGAGCGCGTGCCTGGTGAAGATGACGACCTGGGTGAAGAGATCCCCATCGGGTTTGAATTGAAGGTGCCGGGCAAGCACAAGCCCTACTCAGTACACCAGACGTTGGATGAGTGGCAAGATGCCTACGAAGAGCTGGCCGACCAGGTTGCCAAGGCTGGCAAGCGGCCACCCAGGGAGCGCATGACAGCGCTCAAGGAGCTCAAGCAGATCAATGAGGAAACCATCCAGCGGGTGGACACGCTCAAGCGACTGCGCCACACAAGCTCATATCAGCGCCGACTCAATGCGCTGGGCGCTGCGCAGTGATCAAGACTGCAAGACGGCCATGGCCTTTTCAATATGGTGGATGCGGTCTTCCAGGCCAATGAAGCCACCATTGATCTTCTTGGTCATGGTCTTGTAGTCGTGGCCATCAGCGTACTGGTTGAGGTTGTGAGTTGACCAGAACCAGCCAGCAGTTTGTGCAGCGTACCGTGGTGTGCGCACAAGCTCTGGCTCCATCACAAAGTCAACACCGAGCGCCTGGCCAGCGTGGAAAAAATTCGCATGGCCGGTCAATTGCAAAAACCCGGATCCGCGAAAACGCCAGCCATCCCCTGATGCCTCGTCGCGGTTTCCCATGCGGTTGCTGTAGATCCTGTTGGCAATGCGCTTCGGCTGCTTCTCGTACTGTGCCGCCGACTCTGGAGTGAAGCCCCAGGTTCTCTTTGGCGTGGCCGGGAAGAGCTTGATCAGCGTGGCTGCGCGGTAATTGAGGTTCTCTTCCAGGATCTTGAAGTTGCCACACTCATGGCCACACTGGCCAATCCAGCTTGCCTGTTGCGCAGCGGTTTTGATATTGAACCGCTCAAAGGTTTCGTTGAATGCATCGGCCAGGGTTGGATCAATGCCAAGCCGCTTGAGTTGATCACTGTTTACCATTGATGGCCTCCCTCACTTGGTTGTAGCTGTCGATGCAGGCGTTGAGCTGGTTGATGGCGCGGTCACCGTCGGCTGTGATTTGGGCGATGAGTCGGAGGATTTCTCGCTCCTCATCAGAAGGCGTGTCAGCCGGTCTGTCAGGTTGGGCTCTCGCTTCAGTCCAATTTCCGGGGGCAGCGGTGGCACTTGGGGCGGCTGATACACAACCGGGGGCCGGGAGGCGCACCCGACCAGCACTGATAGCGCGATCAAGAGCAGACTGTTTTTGATTGACAACATTGTTGACCTCCATAAGTTTTGTCGATGTTTCAGTAATTTGTGCAGTGAGTTTTTGCTCAGTCTCTCTGGCCTCTGCGTTCTTCTTTGCAATTTCGATTTGCATTTCTTGATCGCGGTCAGCCCAGCCAGCGTGATGGCCATAGCCGTAAGCACCGGCAATGGCTGCCAGGGCACCGAGAATCAACCATGGGTTGGGAAGGATCATTGCGACCTCGCTTCTTGCCTGGCCGCTGCGATCTCTTCGCGGATCTCATCGAGCTCAAGATGCTGCGGCGGCGTGGTCGGTGGAGGTGGAGGTGTCCAGCTCTCATCAAGCGGCGGGTTTGTCCAGACTGGCAACTCTCCGAATGCATTCTGTACAGGTGCAGCAGGCGCAGGCGGGGCCGTAGGGGCAGGCGCAGGAGCTGGTGCAGCCGAGGCAGGGGCAGGTGGCGGCGCAGGGCTTACTGCGTTGCTGACGGCCCCCACAGCACGCTTGCCTACGATGCCGCCTATGCCGCCAACGATCAGCAACACGATGTCGTTCAACATCTTGGTGTAGGCCTGGTCGATGGGTGCCATCGACTTGATGGGCTGGGTCACAAACGTCACGCTGTACAGCAGAGCGATCACAATGCCAAACAGGATGATCGTGATCATCACCACCACAAAACCCCAGATCCGAACTTCGATCTCTTCGGGTGTGAGCTTATTTTGGTTTTGCAGCATCGGGTTCCACCTTCTTTTCAAGCACTGGGGCAACAAGATATTCGGGGCACGTTTGTGTGAATTGGCATCGAGGTTTCTGGCACTCAGGCAAGTCGAACTTGTCGGGGTTCTGACAGATGTATCGATACTTGTCCTCGCACCCGGCAGCGGCGACGATGGTCAAACCAAGCAGCAGTAGTCTCATCTCTGGTCTTCCTTCCTGTTAGCTTGATCCATCTTCTTGCGTTCATCTTCAAGCTGTTTGCGTAACCTCTCCATTCGCTCGATCTGAGCTTTGCTTTCCTTCTGCGTGGACAAGGTGTCGAAGTACATGATGCCAATCAACGGCATCATCAACAGAAACACCAAGACCATGCAGACCAGTGCAATCAGAAACCCCATCGCACTTTTCGATCCATCACCAGCAGTGACCAGAACACGGTCAGGTACACGATCACCAACAAGGCGGCGGCCAGGTAAATTGCTTTGTCCTGTAGGTCGTTGATTACCCGTCTTCGTTGCCATCTTGCCTGTGCCTCGCGCTGATCCCGAACCTCCCTGGCCTGCTCCTGCTCGACTGCAATCTGTTGGCGCATCTCATTGAACCGCGTCCACAGATCGCCAAGTTCTGGTGGTGACTGATAAATCATCTGCTCGCGCAGGTCAGTCTCCATCTGTCTCAACTGGGTGAGCACAAGGGTGCGCTGCAGCGCACGCTCTGCCAGGGAATCGGTTCCCTCGTAGACCTCTTCTTTTGACTTGCGCTCTTCCTCAAGGTAGTAGTCTTGGATCTGCTGCTGGTGGCGCATGAATTCGCCCAGGCGCTTGGCAATGTCACCCATGACTGCGTTGGGGTCATAGGCAGCAACTTCTTGCACGCGCTTTTGTTCGGCAACGATCTGCTTCTTTTGCTCTTTGGTTGGGTTTGGCCCAAACATTCCAGCAATTTCACCGACAATTTTCTTAACGTCACCAGCAACATTCTTGGCCTCTTTATACGTTGCCACCCCCTGCTTGATAGCGCTGAATGCGCTACTGGCCAACATGAGGATTGAGATTGGATCCACATCTTACAAACCAAAGATCTTTGCAAACAGCGAGGCAGCAGCTCCAGGCCCAAGCAGCACGGCCACGATCACGGCATAGAGCAAGTACTCAATCTTGGTCATGCGCTCTGAACCCTTTGCCAGGGAGTCAGAAATAAATTTCATCCTCTCTGTGCAAATTGCTTCATGCACAGCCAGCCGTGTCTCGGTGCTCTCAGTCATTCTGAGTTTGTTCCTTTGGGATCTGCGCTTCAGCCTGTCCCTTGATCTTCATCACCAAAGGATAAGCCCCCATCTTGGTGG